TCGTTGGCTTGAAAATTCTTTAAATCCTCGGCCCGCTTGGTTGCGATAAATCCGTTTTTCTCAATTTCTAGGTTATTAACCTTCGTCTGATATTCGCTATTAATCGAGTACCGCAGGTCGTTTTCGAGCTGCTGATATTTCGCTGAAACTTCCGCTATTTTTGCAGCGTTTCCCGTCGCCAAATAAAGCTCTTCACGACGCTGAACCGCTAGCGCGTCCAACGCCTCCTGCCCGTATTTTTTATACATGGCCTTTTGGCGCTCGAGGCTCTTTTGTTTAATCTGCAAAATATATTCCTCACTTCGCCCTTGTGCCTTCGCTTGACTGATAGCAAGTTCGGTCCGTTGCTCTTCCTCTTTTATCAAACGTTGGCCGAGTGTAATCGAACGCTGTTGAATATTCTGGAACTGCTCCAACCGTTGTTTGGCCTTATCGATTTCGGTGCCCATGTTTTTAAACACCGACACAACCAAACCGAGTGCAACCAAAACGGCACCCGCACCCGTAGCAATCAACGCGACCGAATACGCACGGGCTGCCAACGTGGCCTGTCCCATTACGTACGTCTGCACTTTAGTCGCTGCGGTCTGAACTCCAATCATGACGGCCGATTCGGCTTGTAACGCGTTCTGAACGGCCTGCAAACCATTTACCAAGGCCATGACACCCTGCAATTTAACCATGGTTTTCTGTAGGTCCTCGTTTTGAACGCCCAATGCAGCTGCAGCACCTTCGACAGCCCCGAATGCACCTGCAACACCTTGGATACCACCCAAAACGGCATCTAGTCGACGCGTATCGGAGGCGAAATAACTAACTTCGGCCCGAGCGTCGCCGATGCTGTCTTTAATTTTACCCGCCTCCATAATCATTTGATTCGCCGTGGTGGCAAATTCGGGACCCAATGCGCGAACCTCCATTGCTAGAGTGGTTAACTGCTGAACGGTCCGCCCGGTTAATTTACCCGATGCGAGCTTATCGAACGTGGCTTGAATACTTGCCACGCTTTTACCTGCCTCATCGCTTAACGCCTTTCCGCTTTTTTGGACCGCCAAAACGGCCGCGTCAAACCCTTTTTTCAGGTTCTCAATATCCGCCCCAACAACAATATTTAAACTCTGCGATTTAGCCATTATCGGTTGTAATTAATTATATAATCCTGCGACACGTGGTAAACTCCTGCAAAACCTGCGTTATCCTCTGACATTTCGACTTCTCCGTCGTATTCAATCACTTGAACAGTAACACCATTAAATACCCCAGGCGTTGCAACCTCCATGGCTGTACGCACCAATTCAGCGGTCGAATATGCCGATTGATATGTCGTGCCGTATGTGTCAATCTGAACGCGTGCAAAATCGGACTTACTGTGCCCGCTTTTACTCGGGTTTGGTATGTTGCTAATCACGTGCAGCGTAATGGCTGGGAATGTGGTTTCCTGCGGCATCCGAAGCGGATTGATTCGCGTGCCTACAACCGCAGTCAGTGCCGCGTTATTTGATAGTATGTTATAGGCGGCGATTATTGCTTTCATGCTTCAGCGGGCGGGGTTAGTTTGGCAAAAATATCCGCATATTTTCGTACAGTTGCAACAATTTCCGCCGACGATTTCTGTTCCCACGGCAGTGTCAATAATTTACGCGGATCAATTGGTTTTTTCAAGTGCGGTGCCATCGACGTTGCAACAGCCCAACGCGTCATCTCCCATTGGTTTCTATACTGCTGAATTTGCGACGCTCTTAAGCCGTCCAATTTCAATTTCCAATATCGTGGCGTGCATTTCCAGAACTCGCGCTCCGTCATGCCTAATTCGCCGTAACTTATCCGCTCAATGGTCCGCCAAGTTAGTGGAGCGGTGTCGCCCTTGGCAGTTACTTTCCCTCGGGTTCGTCCGTCGCAAAGAAATCCGTTGCCGCTTGTGTGAACGCATCGAGCGCGGGCGATAGTTCAGTGAATCGCTTAATTTTGGCCGCAAATTTTTGAATGTTTCTGAATGGGGTTTCTTGGTCTTGGTCCTCGTACCCCTCCAAAATACCATAAAACGCGCACGCCAATGCAAAATCCATACTTTTGGCAAGGTCGCGTTGAATGGTTAAATCGTCAAAATTCTGCATACCCGCCACCTGCATAATATTTTTGATGGCGTTCATATTAAACAAAAGGGGGTGCTGAACACCCCCGATGATAATGTGGTTCATACCATGAAGATACGCGTTTTAATGTTAGATAGTTCCAACCGTCAACGCACCAGTTCCCTGAATAGATGCAGTAAAGGTCGTCACGTCATTTTTGGGCGCGGTCAAATTCAATTCGTTAAAGAATGCTGAACCGCTCAATTTGATGTCGCCAGATACGTTTGATGTCATCACGATTGTGACGGATGTACCTGCGATCAAATCGGTTAAAATTTCTTTCCAGCTAATTGATGATCCTACGCTTGCATCCTCTTCGAACATACCCTCAACGGACATGGTGTAACCATATTCGCCCGCGATGAATTCTTTCGCGCCTGCGCTGTCTTTGTTGGTTGTTTCGATCATGTCTTTGGTGATCGTGAAATCGTTTGAGGTCGCGTTAGCGATTTTAGTCAAGGTGCCTGCAACATCTTTGTAGATTGCAATCAGCGTGCCGTTGGTAATGCCTGTGCTTGCCATGATTATTTTATTTTTATATTATTTTTCTTTGCTAGGTCGACGATTATTTTCAAAACGCCGTTATTTATTCTTTCGGTTGCACCTTGCTTGTTTGAATCAAACGCACGTCGCATGAAACCGTATGGGCGAATCTCGCCCGTATATTTCCCTTTTTTCGTAAAACGTGGAGCCGTTCCAAATTCCAAAATATGGGCAATGTACCCGTGTTCCGAATCCCAATCAATGCCGGCGAGCGTTCCAGTGTGGCCCTTTTCGGTTCGTGTGCTTAAAACGCGCACCGCATTTTTAGCCTCACCGCTCTGCTCTGGCATGTACGAACGGGCAACCATCACAATATTTTGTGATTCTTTGATGGTCAACGACTCAATTTTTCGCGAATCAACGTCTTTACCCATTGATTTCAACGCCCTCAAAACGTCCGCCATTCCTTGCAGTTTTACGCTCATTGGGTCAATTCGGTTTGAATACGTTGATACATGTCGCGGTTTATATTCGCGATGTTTATGATATTGAAATACCGACCGTCCCACACAATTCGGTCCTTGACGTTTATACCCGAATCAAATCGAACGGTAAAAACAACCGATTGTTTGTGTTCTCTTCGGTCCGCGTCAACTGATTCCGCGCCCGTTTCAGCCTCTTGAATTCGTGCCCACGCATTGGTATAATTCGACCACGATTGCAGTTTCTCCCCCGTATTTGAATCGGTGGTCGTGGTGTATTTTTCCACGGCAACAAATTGGTCCATCAATCCCGCGTTCATCTTAGTCAAATTTTACGATACGATATTTGTCCAACAAATACTCGTGATTATAGTCCATTTTGCTCTGTGTCGCACCCACCACGATAGCTTGACGGTTATCATAATACTGCCCAATCAATAGCAACGCAGCGTGTTTAATCGACACGGGGAACTTGGACGATTCGTTGACACCGGTCGCACTTGCAAGCTCAAAACCTTCCGTCAATTCGACAATCATTCGAACCGTGTCGTCCGTCAAATTACCCGGGGTGGATTCGAACACAATCGTCCGCCCAAACTGCCCGAATTTTACGGGCGCGTCAATCCAATCCGTTGCCGTCTGAACCGCATTATTTTGGTCGACGTACTTAATCGCATCAACTGACAAAACGCGCGTAAATAAACGGAGCATATTGCCCTCGAGCATTCCAAACGGGTTCAACGTGCCCACCGAAACCATTGGTCCAGTGAACCCGTCAAACGCGTATTTAACCGATGCTTTACGAATCGAATAACCAACGTACTGTTCACACGCATCCAATGCCATACCAATCAACCCCGTAATATACGAATCGTCTGCAGACGATGTAACTCGCAGGTGTTGTTTCGCCTCCGCCAACGTTATGTAGGCCGTATCGGCGTGGGTTCTTGATATGATTTCGCGTGCTATGTACATGGATTATTCAGTTACGTCGGTGGTTTCTTCGGTGGTTTCCTCTGGAGCGGTCGGGGCCTCGCAGTATTCCGCGTGTCCGTTTTCAACGATTACTTCGGCCAACAACGCGTCAATAACTGCCACGTCGCCGCTGAAATAACCTAATCCATAAGGGCCAACAGGACTCACGGTAAATCTTACCGCAACCCCTTGCGAGTTTTGCAACTCTTCGTTTTTTGGTTTTTTAGCCATATTGGCGGGCGGATAGGTCGCTAAACCACACCGCCCTATCGATTACGCTGTGAGCAAATCGACGATAGCGCCGAAGGCAGCTGGCTGTTCAACCGCGATACCTACGTGCTGATTAACTACGACACGGGTTTTATTCCCGATAGCTTGGCTGAATGGGTCTACAACCAATTCAACACCACCGAACTGACCTACCACCAAGTTGTTCCAGTCACCGTAGATCATTGCTGAACATACGCCGCTGCTTGAACCTTTGGTAAGGTTTGAAGGCACGTTGGTTGTGCTAAACACGGGTTTTCCATCGATTTGGTCGGCCAAACCGTTGAAATACGCCATGTACGACATGATCATCGCGCCTGAACCGCTTGAAATTTCGGTCTGCTTCAATTTGGCCACCAATTTGGGGTTAATCAAAAACTTACCGTTCATTCCTGCGTTTGAGTTCTCAACGGCGGCAACCAATTCCAACACCTTAGCCAATGAAGGCACAGCACCGTTGGTTCCCATTGCTACGCTGTTAATTCCAGACGTACCCAACAAGCCCAAAGGCTGGTTAGATGATCCTGAACCGTTGATCGCAGCCGCCTCGATGGCAACCGCCAAGGCTTTGATAAATGATTCAATGATTTTCTGGTCGATTGATTGGTTGTTCTGCAACAACAACTGCTTCGAAATATCGCTGTATCCGGCGATACGCGAAGGACGCAATTGACGTGCGGCGGTAACTGGGTCACCTGATGCAGCGTCGGCGGTTTCAGCGGCCCAAGCTACTGATACACCAGAACTGAACCCGGTCAAATCCACGTTAGCGGACAAACCTGTCAATTTGGTGGCACCCAACTGCTCCAACACGGTCTTGGCGTACAACGCGTCGAAAAATCCAACCTTTTCCAAAGGGATGAAGTTCCCACCCGCTGTGGCTGAACCTGCGCTCATGGTACGCATTTCGCGCGTTTTGAAATCCATCACCTTGTTAGACAAATAGATTCCGTTCGGGCTGATACCCAATGAGCGGGCCTCTTTGGCTGATTCTTCAACCATTTCCTTTTCCAAACCGCTCAATTTGTTCTCACCTACCTCGTGGATCAGCTTTGAGAAACTAAATGCACGGGCTTCTTTTTCCTCGCCATCAACAACGGGGGCACCGGCAACACGTGCAAGCTCTTCCATTTTTTCAGCGCGACGGATCTCGGTGTCGATACCGTCAATTTTTGCAGTTACACCGTCAAATTCGGTGCCTTCCTCGGTCGTCATGCTGCGTTTTTCAGCC